CTTTTTCATCAGCAGCACAAGCACAAATGGTTGACAATCGTTATCTTGGTGCTGACGAGAATAATACAGCAATCTTTACAGAAGATCTTGTTAAGACTACGAGACAATCAGATTCAAATCTCGACGAGATTAATAAGAATAAAAAAGAAATTAATTCTCTTAAAGGTATCGAGATTAAAGATTATACCGATGAGATTAATGCGAACACAAAGGCGATCGAGAATCTGAGACAAGATGTATCTGGAGCAACCGCACTTTCTGTTGCTCTCTCTTCTCTTCCTTCGACATCTGCCGATGCTCCTGTATCTTGTGGAGTAGGCGGTGGTACGCATAGTTATAAGTATGCTGTTGGTTTAGGTTGTGCCACGAATCTGAATGATAACTTCTCATTGAACTTTGGTGGTTCGATGTTAGTTGGTGAAGAAATGAAGACCGATGGATTTGATAAGTTTGCCGGTAAAGTTGGTTTTACTTATAAGTTTGGTCCCGTTCAAAATCATGCCAAACTTGTTAAAAAGATAGAGGATCAAGAGGCAAGAATCAAGAAACTGGAAGCATTGTTGAACAGTAAGTAAATCGTCACAATGGTCGTCAAAGGCGTCTGTGAGGTGCTATAATAACCCTATCAACGCAAGACGCCCTGATCCCTATGCCGACCACTCTACGCCCCCATCAAGAGCGTGCTGTGAATGCCATGTGGGATAATGCCAAAGGTCAGGTTATCATCCCAACTGGTGGTGGCAAGACCATGTGCATCTTTGAGGACATCTTGTCTTGTATGGAGATGATAAGAAAGCGTCACACGTTTGTGATTGTTGCTCCTCGTATTCTTCTGGCAGAGCAACTCTGCTCTGAGTTCAAAGAGTTTACTTCCAAGAGCATCAATGTGATGCACGTTCATAGTGGTGAGACCAAGTATTTCAGCACCACCAAAGTCAATCAGATCCAACTCCATCATAACATCTGTAAGACTGCTGGTGAGCACGAAATCATCTTCACCACTTATCACTCTCTTCATAAACTTGAAGAGGCAGGTATTGAGGTAGATTGTATTTACTTTGATGAGGCACATAATAGTGTTCAACGCAATTTCTTTGGCGCGACAGAGTATTTTTCTACTAACGCTAAGCGTTGCTTTTTCTTCACTGCTACTCCTAAACATTCTGCCACTATTGCAAAACCTGGCATGAATGATGTTGAGGTTTATGGTAATGTAATCTGTCAGGTTGGTGCTCCCGAATTGGTGGAGGGTGGTTACATTCTTCCTCCTAAAGTTGTTGTTAAAGAACTTCCTATGTTGAAGGATAAGCAACTCATTCAAGAACGTGATGCGGATAATCTTCTGGAAACTATCAAGGATAATTCTCTGGATAAGATTCTGATTTGTGCTCGCTCTACCAAGCAGATTATGCGACTAATCACAGAATCGCAGTTCATTGGTGAACTTACATCCATGGGTTACTCCTGGATGACTATTACTGCCAAGACTGGTGGTATCATTGATGGTAAAAAAGTCAATCGTGAGGTGTTCTTTGAGACTCTCAATGCTTGGGGTAAAGATCCTTCTAAGAAGTTTGTGGTGCTCCACCACTCTATTTTGTCAGAAGGTATCAACGTCAGCGGTCTAGAAGCAGTGTTGTTTATGCGCAACATGGATTATATTGGAATCTCTCAGAGCATTGGAAGAGTTATTAGACTCGGTGGTGCCAAAAAAACTTTCGGATTGGTCTGTGTGCCTGTCTATGATTCTGTGGGCATCAGCACTGCTAAGAAAGTTCAAGCAGTCGTTGATGTGGTTTTTGAGAAGGGTGAACCTGCTATCAGCGTTGCCAAACGCTGAATTTATGGTAGAATATGGGGGTAGTCGAGCGAACATCCTCTTATGCTCATCGAAGTCAAACTCTATGTTGCTGGCAAAGTCTTCCGAGAGGAAGTCTACGCCAGAAACTATGATGAAGCACGTCAAGTTGCACTTGCTCGCAATCCGAACGCAACGGTTGTAAGTGTAACTGGTATCTATCGCTAACTCTAACTTTTCTTTCAAAATTTTAAAAATGGAATGGAATGCAAATCCAGAACAAATTGCTGCTGGTTATGGTCTAGATGTTGAAGAATGGATTGATAGTGTCACTGGAAGCACAACATCTTTTCTTTCTGAAGCAACAGTTGCCAAACTTCTTGGTGGAGTGAGAGTCAAAGGAGAACAACTTCCTTATGATGTTGTTGTCAAAGATCGTGTTAATCAACTTATTGAGGTGAGAAACATTTGCAAAACAGGTTATGTTTATTTTTCACCCTCAACTGCTACTGGTAAAGGTCGATTCTTTTGTAAAGAAGACCATGACAAAAAACTAAAAGCACTTGATTCTTATGTTTTTTGTGATCTTCGTGATCGTTTTCGCACCCCTCCTAAATTTTATGAGATTCCTGTTAGTAAAGTCATTGAACTTCAAGATTCTGGTGTAATCAAAGAAGGTAAAATTACTAAGGGTCAATTCTTTAAATTATTCCCCTACGAACAATATCAACTTCGCAAGTAATATGGAAACAAATATCATTCACATTGGAGATAACATTGTAAATCTGAAGAATATTCCCGATTCTTCTGTTGATCTGTGTGTTACTTCTCCACCATACTACAATCTTCGTGACTACAAAAATAGTGGTCAGATTGGTGCTGAAAAGACTGTGAATGATTTTGTTGAAAACTTGTGTAAGGTTTTTGATGAGATTTACCGTATCATGAAACCAACAGGATCATGTTGGGTAAACATTGGAGATACCTACAATAATAAACGTTTACTTCAGGTTCCAAGTCGATTTGAGATTGCAATGTGTGATCGTGGTTGGCAACTTCGTAATGAAGTAATCTGGAGTAAACCAAATCCTCAACCAATCTCATCAAAAGATCGTTTTTGGAGTAATCATGAAAAGTTCTTTTGGTTTGTAAAAGATGTAAAACAATACTATTTCAATAGAGAAGCAATTTTGGTTCCGCAAGCAGAGATTAGTATTCGGAGAATGTTCTCAAAAAATAATATCAAAAAAAGAAAAGATGCCAATGCTAGTGTAAAAGAAGGTTTTTCTCTCTCTTCTGTTAGTCAAGACAGGCATTATGCCAAGATGCGCGAAGAAAGTGGCATTGATAAAGATTTTAACTATGAAGAGTTGATTAGATCTGGCAAATGTCCTATGAGACCTGAATTTTCTGTTTGGGATGTTGCTTCCACTACTTATAGTGGTGCTCATTTTGCAGTTTATCCTCCTGATTTGATTAAAAAACCTGTTTTGGCATGTTGCCCAGAAAACGGGATTGTTGTCGATCCTTTCATGGGATCTGGAACAACTGGAGAGGTTGCCAAACTCAATAATAGGAAGTATATTGGATTTGAATTGAATGCAGATTATGCTAAATTAGCACAAGAAAGGATTGGTAAAGTTGGAGGTATTTTTGTTTCATGAAATTTCAGAAACCATTTATTTCCAAACCGGGTATATTAAATACCAAACCTGAAGATCCTTTAGGTTATGTTTCTAAAGATGGAACTTGGGCAGCAATTCCATGGGCAGGAGTCAAAAAAGGGTTCTGTATTATACATAATGGTAATCAAGTGCATTTTGTAACAACGTATAAGCAAGCACTTGCATATATTAAAAAACAATCTAAAATTAAGGCAACATCCACACTAGAGGAATTTCTATGACTGAAAAAGATGTCAAACGTAAGGATGCTTTTTTTATTTTTTATGAAAGTGTTTTGAAACCAGATCCAGAACTCCGCCAATATGCTCACGATGAGCAGTGTTTTCATGAATTGATGGAGTGGAGGCAAGAAGTAATTACTTATCTTGATGAAAGAAGAAATCAAGAGTTCAACTCATGAATTATTATGAATTTTTTTGGTTAATTATATTTTCAGTTATTTCTGTAATGATAGTAATTGACCCAAACTTTGGAAAATATTTGATACTTATTTTTGACCTATTAAAACTCAATCTTGTAAGATATTGGTTAATGCTAAAGTATCATCCAAAATATACTTCTTCCCCATTATATAAATGGTTAGCAATGAGGAAATATATAAAAGTTGCTGAAAAAATTCAAAAAGGAGCAAAAAATGATTTTTTCTAAAGTTTCCAAAGGAGATTTAGTTACTTACATTGGATCTTCAAAAGAACAAGTTAATTGGGGAACTAACGATAATCCAGATAGAGTTCTCATTCGTGGAAACAAGTATGTTGTTGAACTTACAGAAGTTCATACATCTCACACAAAAGTAAAATTAGAAGGATTTGATGGTTACTACAATTCTGTTTCATTTTTGAAAAATGATTAACAAGATTAAAAATTGGATTCTAACTCTCACTGATACTGATGTTGTTGCTGAAGATATTAGTGATGAAAAATCAATTTATGATAAAATTGTTGAATTAGAAAAAAGAGTTGTCAAACTTGAAGAAGAAAACATTGGAACAACAAATGAACTTTATGAACTTCAAGTTCTTCTTGATAGTTGCTTAAAAATTATTTCTGATTATAAGGAGAAAAAAGACAATGTATGAAGAATTGAATGACTTTGAGGAAGCACTCAAACACTTTGGAACTAGAGTAGAGTTTGCTATTGCTATGGAAATGAGTCGAAGAATTACACCAGAGGAAGCATATCAATCCATTAAAGATGAACTTAAATCATTAAAAAAAGTTCGTAAACAGTATAATAGAAATGATGGATGATAGTCTCAAAATACATCAAAATGAAGATGGTTCATTCAGTATAGAATGGGATAAAGAAGATCCACAATGGTCATGGTTAAATGGATTGACATCCAAAGAAATTCAAGTTATTATTGAAAAAGCAATTCAAGATTATCAGAATGACAGAACCAACTAACAAATATGAAAACTATTCTTTGAAAAATCTTGAAGAATGGTTACATGATTCTCTTAACTCTGAAGCGACTGTTGATGAAATCTATAGTACAATTGTGAGAGTAATCAGAGAACATTATAATTATCACCAATCTTGTGCAAAATCTTCTAAAAGTCTTTTGAATAAATTTTATATTTACAATTATTCCGATTCTTTTGTTGATCCATATAAACCAGATCTTGTTCAATTTTGGTCTGATCCAGATATTACAGATAGTGATTCTGGTAGCAATTCAATGAGTTTCAAAGATATTATTGATTTTAACGATAAATTGAGGAAAAAGGAGAACAATTGATGACATTATCTAAACAAACAGAAGAATCACTACGAGATGCAGAATCTTGTTTGCGTAATGCTCTTGTTTCTGCCGCACGAAACGAGAAACCATATATCTCAAAGCATATCTCTGATATGATTGTAACAATAGAAAGTATTATCAATATTGATAGTATGTTTGACTATATGGAAGAGCGAATGGGTGATCAGCACAAATAAATACTCTTATTATGACATTTTAAGTAAAAATGGATAACATCGACCAACACATTCAACATGATGAAGAACTTTTGAGTGATCCAACCATTTCTCCGCAAAGCAGAAGACATACAGAAGAAGAACTTGAAGCACTCAAAGTTTATAAAGAACATCATCCCGGAGAGGAACACGATCCAAACTCATTAGAGTTGTATTGTGACACTCATCCTGATGCAATGGAATGTAGAGTATATGATGATTGATTGTTAGAATTACATAACATTCTCTTTATATTTTGGTATAAATGATAACTTTTTGGTATAATAGCGATACTAAATTGATTAAATAGTAATGTAATTTGTATTTAAAAACAAATATGGAAATCTTTTTAACACTTGGAGTTTTGGGTCTCGTTGCTTATGTTGCAGGAAAAATGACACCATCGACTTGAGGTGTGACAGTTGAATAAGCGGCACAAGGGGCAGCGCTGCCCCTTTTTCATGCCCTATAATACAGAGGTAATCAAGGGAACACCCCATGGCAACCCGCTCACGCATCGGTCTCCAACTCTCTGATGACAGCATTGTTTCTGTCTATTGTCATTATGATGGTTATCCTGCCTACAATGGTCGCATTCTTCGCACTCATTATGATACCATTGAGAAAGTTCGTGAACTGATTGATGGTGGTGATATGTCATGCACCCGAACAAATGCGGGTTGGAACAATGAAACCCTGCCTGAAGTTGGTCCCTTGTATTATTCCTCTCGTGGCGAAGATTGCCCTCCTCGTCATGACGAAACCATGACTGAGTTCTTTAAGAATGGTGAAGAATTTGGTTATATCTTCCAAAATGGTGAGTGGTTCTGTTATGATACTAAAACCTGGAGCGATACCTTTGCCCAGGTTATCGAAATCCCTACTGGAGCACTGGTATGATTGATCTCAACACTCTGTCTCACGACGAAAAAGAAGCACTTGCAGAAGATTGTGAAGACTATCTGCTACATCGCCACATTCCATTATTCTCTCATTC